CTTATACTAGCTAGTTTTGCGTTTGACGGAACTTGTGCCAAAACAATAATATCATCATTGTCAAGATCACCTGTTCCAGCAGCAATTGTATCCATAAAAACACGCAGTTTTCCACCGCCACTAGCCGCTTCGAGAGTAGTTCTTGGTGTTGCGTCAAGATTCGTGATTTCCACGCCTTTTGCAGTTGCCATATTATATCTCCTTATTCGTTAGCAGCTATCTCTACCATCTTTTCTTCTTCGATACGAGTTGCACCGATTGTCATAGATAGAAATACCTGTGTTGCATAGTTCTTATCTGCTCTTTCAGATATTTTTGTACCAATATCTGCTCCAAGAGCAAGACCTATTGCTGATTTTGTAAACGCTAAACATTGTCGAGATGGTGTACTGTCTTGTCCTAATCTTTGCGATCTAATAAATTTAAACCCTAAAAAGGTATCTATTTGACCACTAACTAACGCTTTAACAGAATTATAATCTGCTGACGTAATTTGAGTTATCGCCAACAAATCTGCTAATTGACCAGCCGCACAAACCAAGAATCTTGGTTCTTCGGGATCAACATCATTTGCATCTAGTATTTCTTTGGCATTTAACAGTTTTGTAACTGATAAACCCGCAGAACCATGTGCTACTTTATTCCCAGCTGGTAAAGAAACGGATGTTCCACCCGCAACTCCACTATAAGCTGTTCCAGTAGCCGCAGCAATGATCGCATCATCCATAGCTCTACCCATAGCCCATGCACCAGCCATAGCGTATTCAGATTGAGGTGATATTAATAATCTAACTTTATCTTCGTTATCTATTAAATCCGCCCAGTCATAGTCATCCATTGATACTTTTCTTCTTGAATGGGGTGTATCCATTCTAGGTGTATCTGCATGACGTGAAGTACGTTTTTGTGCTGCTGTTGAGCCAATTCTTTCAAAGAAATGTGATTTGCCAGTAACTGTTTCAGTTCTAACAGCATCTCTTAATCGAGAACCTTTTTGTTGAGCTAGGTGTAATACATTTGCTTTGTACTGTTCAACGAAAGCCGTTGTTATTTGTACAGACATATTATCTCCATAGTTTTACAAATTAAAGAATAGGGGGTAAGTATCCCCATGATAAATACCATATTCCGTTAAATCGGCTTTTATCCTTACGGGAAACCTTATCGTAAACGATACGATCAATCGGAAGTTTAAAGCCAATCACGGCTACCTATTCGTTTTCCTATAAAGGGCGAATTTTGATACTACAATTATAACAAATAATTTATTTAATTACCATAAACTTTTTCATGTAATTGTCTTACTTGTTCTACAGCATTTCTATGTTCTGGATGTCCAGCATCATGGTAAGGGTGTTTTGCATCAGCATATATCTTTTGAATATCTCCTTTAGCATCTATTGGTGAAACAGCTAATTTATTATTTTGTGTATTTTTAGCCATTTCTTCCGTTATATCCTCACCTAAACGTGCAAATAATTTAACAACTGCTGGATGATTACCTGCTTCAGTATCTAAAAGTTCCATCATTTCATTATCTGCATATACATTCATTGCCCGTCTTGCGGCTCTAACTTTATTATCATAGTCATAACCCCATTCTTTATGCAATGATTCTTCTGTATTTTTCTTACCTAAAGCCATTTCTGATTCTCTTTTTTGATTTTGAAAATCTACTGTTTTAACTTGAAAATCCATTAATGCTTTAGCTTGATTATTACTTAACCCAATTTGGTGGGCAACATTCTTAAATTGATTAACTTGTTCTTCATTAAAAAATTGAGAATGTGTTTCAGGAATATCTAAACTATAATTTGCAGAAGCCGCAGGTCTACCTAACTTTGTATATAATTCACTCCATTCTTCTTCTGTTTTTGGTATAGGTACTCTACTCCCTATCATTTTTTGCTGGTGAATTAGTGTATTAGCCGCAGATTCTAAATCTTTAATATTTTGAATTGTTGGATTATTTTGCAATTCATCAGTTAAAGATGATCTCCAGTCTTGATTTTCACTAGCACCAGACCCAAGTATAGGTGTTTCCTGTACTGGGTTGTCTTGTACTGTGGTCGTTTGCTCATCAGCCATTTTTATCCTCCTTTAAAAGATTGATTATTCTGATAATTACCGATCTTTGACCTTCTCGGTATGAAGTTTCATGTGGATCACTTTTTGTAAATGATCCTCTATGATAATAAGCTGATTTTAAATCAGCTATTACTCTTTCTCCTTCTTTAGAGCTAAAAGTAATTCCGTAATCTCTTTTTAAACTTTTAATTTGTTTTTCAAAATCAGGTGATGCCATTTTGTAATCTATACTTTCTATCCCAAATCTCTTTTTGTGTCAAACCTACTTCATCTTCTTTTCGTTTATTTCGAGGATCAATCTTATTGACATCTATCATTTCAACTAGAGCATACCTACATACTTTAGGAGTTATTTTTCTCCAAGGCCCTGTCGCACCCCATTGAAAATGTAATAAATAACGTGGCTCATCATAGATTTCCATTCTTGAAATATCAAAATCATCTAAAACTCCAGCAAAACTTTCGTTGGGTTTATGGTCGTTCCAATCCATTATTGAAGTGATCCATTAGAACTACCAGGATCAAAGGGTGGTTTTACAACTGCGATTGTACCTAATAAATGTCTTAATTCTTCACGAAGTTCAGCATCTGTTTTTCTTCCAGTAACATCTTCAATTTTAGTAATAGTTTGATAACCTGATCTATCTAATAAACTATTTACTGCACCAAGTTGAACCGAAGGTGATATTTTAGGATTTGAAATTAATTCTTTTAATTTATCTACTGCTAAAGGAACATGACTACTCATTAATTTTTTAGTAGCTTCATCTATTTCATTACTTAATTGTCTTTTAAGATTATGACCTTGTTGTTCTGCTGTTGCTTCTGAATAACCTGCTTTGATTGCAGATTGTTTTGCATTTCCTGTTTGTGAAAAATTTTCAATAAATGCTTCTTGTTTTTCTGTTAATGATTTCATTATACTAATCCTTGTTGTTCAGCTTGTGCCATTGCTTCTTCCATACCTTCTTTAGTTTCAGGTTTAGACATTTCTGTCATAGCTTTACCTTGTGATAATGCAGTATCAGCTTGTTGTTGTGCCATTGCTTGTTCTTGTGCTTGTTGTTGTGCTGCTGCTCTTTGTTCTCTTATTTCTGCTACTTCATCTTCACCACGTAAAACTGTTTTAGGAACTCCTAACAATGTTGCTCTCATTCTAATAGCTTGTTCGTGATCTATAACATCCATAACAGTAGGATCAATTTGAACTACTTGCATTGCTAATTGATATAATCTTTCAACTGCAATAGCTTCTTCCATTCTTTGAGAACGTGCTAAAGGCCCAACATATTCTATATCCATATTCATATCACTCATTGCTTCTGGTCTTGGCATTAAAGCATCTGATCTCATCATAATTCCAAATACTCTTTCAATTAATGGATTTAAAAATTCAGTTTGAAATCTTCCTAATGTTGGCCCTAATAATCTTTGCATCAATTCATATCTAACTTGAACTTCTGTAGCTGTCATTTGTGGGCCTTCTTGTAATTGTAATTGATCTGAATAATATGCTTGTCTAATAGCTGTTCTTAATTGATTTTCTTTTAAATCTGTTATCTGCCAATTTGAACCAATCTGTAAAGGTTTAACTGCTGTATCACTTCTAACAACTGTAATTCCAGCAGGTGTCATTCTAACTCTACCTATTACCCCATCATCAGTAACTAATAATGGTGGATCAATAGCTTTTGCCCATGCTTTTAATCCAATCTCTACAGCTTTATTTAAAGTTTTAATATCAGGTAACGCATTATAACTAGGTGATCTCCCAAATATTTCACCTGTTGCTTTTGACCATCTTGGAACTAAATATGGAAATTCATTATACCCTCCTGTACGAACAACCATTTTATCTTCAAAACAAACATGGCAAGAATGAAATGGTAATTTAGTTTTAGACTTCATATCTACTGATCTTTCATAATCTGCTGTTGGTTCTACTGCATGAATAAAATTAAATTGAGTATCAGGTTTATCTTTAAGAGCATCTTTTATTTTTGTTCCAACATTGTCTTCACCAAATTCTTGTACTGCTTGTCTAGCAGTCATTTTGTATTTTCTATAAAGTGTATCTACTCTACCTGTAGAATTTTCTTGGATAAAATATTCTGCTATATGTAAAGTATTAAAATGTAAACCACCTTGTAAAAATCCTTCATTTGCTTCTTCAACAAATATTGCTGATGTACCAACTGAACATAAATCTAAATACATTTCGTGAACTTCTGTATTAAAATTAGATTCATTAAATACAGCATACATTCTACGTGCTGTATCTTCTAACCAGATTTGAATATCTCTAACTTTATTAGCATCATCATCTCTTAATTTTAATGAGAACCAAGGTAATGAAGGTGATGTTAATGTTCCTTGTAAACTTGCCGCTAAAAGATTATTAGCTGTGATTGCTGTTGAATCAAATAAAACTTCTGTTCTTTTTTCTCCACGAGAACGTAAAAAAGTAATTTCCGCTTTTCGTGGCATTACATAGTCTAAAATTTCTTGCCAATGAGATTCCCACGTACCTCTATCAGCTTCTAACTTATCTAATCGTTTTCTTATATAATCAAAAGTTGCCATTAATATTGCATTAATGAAGTTGCCGCAGTATTGGCTTCTTCTTCAACTCCTTGTCCACCTGTTAAAATTGTTCCACCTCTACCCTTCATTCTTAAACTTGCAGCTTTCTTTTTTTCTGCTGCTAATTCAGCTTCAGAAGTATCTACTTTTTCTTGTACTTCAGGATCAACTGGTGGTGGTGCTTGTATTTTAGGTTTTCCTCCCATATTATTCCTTTATCCATTTACATTCATTTTTCAACATACCATAAACTGCCGCATCTACAAATTCATTATTTATTTTCATGACTTTTCTTACTATACCTTCTTTTGTCCATCCTGTACCTTTTAAAATACGTTCATTTCTTTCATAACCATTTCGGCATATTGCCGTCATTCGACCACATTTTAATTGATTAAAACCATAGTCAAATACATATTTTATATGTTTTCTTGAAAATAATCTAGGTGTTTCTAATGCTAGATGAACATAAATATTATGCCCATCAAAATCTGTAAAAAGAAATCCTCCTACTATTTCATCATCTTTTATAAAACCAATATATGAAAATTTATCTCCAAGATCAGCAGTTATATAACATCTTTTTTTTAAATACTCACCGATAGGTTTACGCCATTTGTCATCTGTAACGACTTGTAACACTATCCGTATTTTTTCTTTTTCCTCATAATAGTTCCACCAAGTGAGGTTTGAGCAACATTAGCTTCTTCTTCATCTCCTACCATTGAAGTCATAATTGTTGATTTAGTTCCATGGCCAGAACCACTAGCTTTAGCTAGTTGTTGTTTTTTTGTTAAAACAATTTCTTCTTGTTTTTTTGCTATATCTGTTCCTACTTTTTGTTTAGTAGCAATAGGTTCTACAACACTAGCAGGAGCATCTCCTCCTCCAGTATAAGGATTTCCATAAGCATCTATAGTATTATCCTGCCTTCCTGCTAAATACTTCTTATAAACTTCTTCTTGTTTTGTTGTGTTTAATTTAGAAAATTCTTCTTGAGTATAACCAAGATTTTTCAATCCTCGTTCTGATGTTAAAACTTTATCTGTAAAAAACTTTCTAGTTGATCTTGAACCAGCTTTAAACAATGGTTTTAAAACAGTTCCAGTCCCAACCATATTTAA